ATAAGAGACAGATATAATACAATGAATTATGATAGTAAAAAGTCAGTATATAACAAACTATCAGAATATAAAAAACAAAATCCTAAAACAAGATGTATTTTAGGAATTATTAATCCAAAAAAAAATACAAAAAATTTATCAAAAGTTATTATACATAATAATTACGAAATAGAAATATTACAAGGAAAAGATTTATTAAAGCTTATATTTAACATTTATGAGATTAATTATACAACTGAAATATTAAATTTAATTAAAAAATCATTATAAAAAAATGATTTTTTAATTTTTATTATTATATATAAATGGCTGAAAAAATAAAATTTGTTGAAGTTTGTTCAGGATGTGGTGGGTTAAGTTTAGGGTTTTTAAATAAAGGATTTGAATGTATATTATTAAATGATATTAATAAGAATTGTATAAAAACATTAAAAGAAAATCATAATGTAGAAGTATATGAGAAATGTTTTACAGAAATAGAATGGGATAAATATAAAAATTTAGATTTACTAATAGGTGGAGTTCCTTGTCAAGCTTTTTCACAGGCTGGAAATAAAAAGGGTTTAAATGATAAAAGAGGAAATTTAATAATAAAATTTATTGAAATTGTAAATAATATAAAACCAAAAGTATTTGTGATTGAAAACGTAAAAGGATTAAAAATGCATAATAAAGGAGAAACGTTGAAACATATACTAAGTAAAATTGATAAAAGTTATAATGTGTATGTTAAAGTGCTGAATGCAAATGATTACAGTGTGCCACAAAAAAGAGAACGTTTATTCATTGTAGGAGTTTCAAATAAAATAAATAAAATATTTGATTTTCCAAAAGAACATACTTATAAACCAGTGTTAAAAGATGTGTTGGACAATATTACAGAAACAGAAGGTTTTTTATATAATGAAAGAAAACTAGAATTATTTAAGAAAATACCACAAGGTGGATGTTGGATAAACTTACCAGAAGAATTACAAAAAGAATATTTAGGAAAAAGTTATAATTCTGGTGGTGGAAAAAGAGGAATTTTAAAAAGATTGGATATGAATAAACCGTCATTGACATTATTAACAAGTCCTTCACAAAAACAAACGGAAAGATGTCATCCATTAGAAACAAGACCATTAAACATACGTGAATATGCAAGAATACAAACATTTCCAGATTCATATAAATTTAGTGGTTGCACTAGTCAAAAATATTTACAAATAGGAAATGCAGTTCCTGTTAAATTAGCGGAAGCATTGGCTCAAGAAATTAAAAAATTGTTTGAATAAAGTTATAATGCAAAGATGAATAAATTACAAATGAATAAAGTAGGTTGCATATTGTTATGTGGAAGCCCACCACCGTTTGAATTGATAGTAATACCAGTAGTAGAAGAAGATGTAGTTTGAGATAAATCTGCTTGGTCAGCTGCTGTTTCTGTAGAAAATGCATTATCGGTATTTTGATCATTGACGTTATTTGTGTAATTATGTGTATGACCAGGGTCATTAATTGTATGAGAATGACTTGGCATTTCATCGATAGTTAAAGTATGTGTTTCAGAACCAATCATATTACCCATTGTTCGATTAGTTAAAGAAGTTCCTTGACCAATTAAACCAACTACACGACCACGTGCATCTGGAAGATTAAAAGTGGTGCTACCATCACCAACACCGAAATTTGTGCCAATAATATTAAATAATTTTGAATAGTGTGTCCTACTTAATGTTTGACCATTGCATATAAACCAGCCATCGTGATTTGAATTAACAATAGAATATTTTAAATCACCAGTATAAGATGCTTTGACAGGTAAAAAATTATTTTCGGTCATATTATTAGTGCTATCATTAATAAAAATTGAAGAATAAATTGCACACGTATTTTTAGTTTGGTTAGCGTTCATATTATAAACTTATAAAAAAAATGAAAAAATAAAAACAGTTAAATTTGATAAAAATGGCGTCATTTAGAAACGAAAAAGCATTTTTATCAAATTTTTACAAGTGTAAAGTAAAATATGATGGGTTAATATATCCATCAGCAGAAAATGCATATCAAGCATCAAAAACCATTGATATAGAAAAAAGAAAGGAATTTCAAGAAATAACACCAGTCGAAGCAAAAAGATTAGGAAGAAGAGTAGTATTAAGAAAAGATTTTGAAAAAAGAAAAAAGGAAATAATGTGGGAGATATTAGAAAGTAAATTTAATAATAAAGAATTAAAAGAAAAATTAATAAAAACAGGACAAGAATATTTAGAAGAAAAGAATACGTGGGGAGATACATATTGGGGAACTGTAAATGGAAAAGGAGAGAATAATTTAGGAAAAATATTAATGAATATAAGAAATAAATATAAAATTACAAAAGATGAAGAAAAAAAGTGTGATGAATTAGTTGAGAAATATTTAAAAATGCAAGGTATAAAAAGTGGTAAAGAATTATATTATTTATACAATAATGAAAAAGATTTAATTACAACAATAAAAGAAAGATTTAATATAAATACAATGGAAGTTAAAGATGAAAGATTAATTGAATTAAATAATAAATTAAAAGAAAAAGAAATTGAAATATACAATGAATATAAATGCGAGTATGTAAAAGAAATGGATGAAATTAATTGGGACAAATATACATTATACAAGGATGGAGAGGAATATAAATATGAATCTAACGAAAAAAAAAATGAATTAAAAAAAAAGGAAACAGGAAATAACAAAGATATTAATACAAAAATGACGGAATACAATTACACATTGAAGACGAAAACGTTTGAAGCAACGTTGAATAATTTTTTTAAATGGGTGAATAATGAGTATTCGTTAGTAGATAAGGAAAACAATGAAAAAAAAGAGTGGGATTTTGATATTATAGATGAATTTGAAGAACCTTACAGAAACAAATTGGAGAAATTTTTGGAACCAGTATTTGAACAATACAATGTATTGGATAATGATGGAGATACAATTACAAACAGTAAGGATATTAGTATCAGATTTAAAGAAGAAGTTGGAAATAAAAAAACAACTACAAAAACGACTAAAACTAAAAAAGTTGTTGAAGAGAAAAAAGAAACAAAGAAAAAGAGTTTGGAATGTGTTTTCAAAGATTTGTATGAACTTGATGACGGAATTGATGAAATGAAGTGTGAATTTAATATGAAGTTGTATTATTCCACAAATGAATTGATTGAAGTATTTGGTGAATTACAAGAATATACAGGAAAACAAAAGAATATTGAATTTATGTATAAATTTAATATGAATACAAACAAGTATGTTATTTACAAATTTACGGATGAACAAAATTGGTTATTGGGAAGTAATATTGTAAATGAAAGGGAACATATGTATCAAGTAATTGAATTGGTGCAGTTTATTGAAAAACAAGGACGAGTGAGTAGTATCAAAAAGAAATGTAAGAAATTACAAGAATCAATTATTGATATGACAAATGAAAAAAAAGAAGAAGAAATTGAAGTAGAAGATGAATCTGAAAACGAAGAAATTGATAGTAAAAAATCAATTGAAGAAGATGCAAATGAAAAATTAGACAAAATGTTTAAAAAATTAAAAGTATAAAAATAAATAAAAAAACAATAAAAATAAATAATAGAATTATCAATTTTAATAAATTGATAATTCTTTAAACAATTAAAAAATGAATTTTAAAAAAATATTAAAAAAAATAAAGGAGATTGTGTTTTGAAATTTATCAAAATGGAAACTGTGTATATTTTTTCAGATGGAGGCTATCAAAGCAGAAACCGAGTTGGGGCATATGCAGTTATTTTTTACAATGAAAATAATCAGGAATTATTTTCAAAGTATGACAGGGTGCAAGGATTGGATTATCCAAAAGATTCAAATTTTGCAGAAATGCTTGGATTGAAATATGCTTTGAATGTAGTGAAACATTCAAAAGTATTTGAAGGAAAAGAAATTGTAATTTGTTTGGATTCATTGAATTGTATCAATTTGTTTAAACATTATACAAAATGGGAAAGAAATGGTTGGAAAACAAAAAACAAAAAACCAGTCAAACATAAAGAAACCATAATACAATTGAACAAATTGTTTGACGAAATAACACAACAAGGAACAAAGGATGTTGTATTTGAACATATCAAATCACACACAACACCACCAGACGATAAAAGTAGTGAAGAATACCTTTTATGGTATATGAATGATGAAGTTGATTACTTGTGTTTTGAAGAAATGTCTTTAAAAAACAAAGAAAACCGTGAAAAAAAATAATAAAAAAATAAAAAATAATAAAATAAAAAAAATAAAACATCATATTATTATGGTGTTTTTAATCATTTAATAAAAAAATGAATAAAAAAAAAATAATGTGTTTAATGAATAACATTAAAATGAAAAAGTTAATTATTGCAGAAGTTCAAAAGTTAAACAAGACAGATGAACAGGATGTATATAAATATGTAAAGAATCTTAATAAATTAAATGAAATGATGAAATCATTTGAAAATTTATGTTATGAAGAAAAAAAAAGTAAAAGATGTATAGCATATACAAAAAACAATACACAATGTAAAAATAAAACATTTAATATAAATATTTTATGTAAAACGCATAATAAAAATTAAAATAATAATAATAGAAAAATCAAGGAATTCTTTGATTTTTCTTTTTAATTAAAATTAAAAAAATATTTATATATAATATAAAATGCCTACTGATCAAGAACTTGCTCAATTAAAATATATGCAATATCCTAGCGCTCCTAATCCACCTAGAACTTATGGTGCAGCCCCACCAGCACCAAATTCATCTATACCACCACCACCACCCGCACCACCTGTAATGCAGTTTCCATTACCTGCGATTAAAAATGCAAAAACTGGACAACCAATTAAATTTAAATCATTTGCAGGAACTGATAATACACATACATTAAGAGAAAATATTAGTCGTGGTGCTGCACACGTATTACATCCGTCTAATGTGAAATATGGTTCAGCAGCACCAGTTAGATATTATACATCAGCTGGTAGTGTTCCAAGAAGAAGGTCGTATCGTCGTCGTTCAACAAAACGTAAATCTAAACGTCGTTCATCTAAACGTAAATCAACAAAACGTCGTTCAAAGAAACGTAAATCAACATCTAAAAAACGTCGTTCAACTAAACGTAAATCAACATCTAAAAAACGTAATTCTGTAGCAAGAGATTTCAAAAAACTATGCAAAAAATATAACTTAAAGGTATAAAAATAAGTTATTGAAAAATGGAGAAAGAACTAAAGGAAATAGTAGAGAAAATAACAAGTGAGTTAGGGATAGGATACAGTGAGAGTATATATCATGAAGCAATGTGTGTAGAATTAAGAGAAAGGGGAATAAAATATACAAAGGAAAAAAACATTGAAATAAAATATAAAGAGATAGGAGTAGGATTTATGCGAATTGATATATATCTAGAAGAGTATAAAATAATAATAGAAGTAAAGGCAATTTCAAAAATGAATGAAACACAGGAAAATCAATTAAAAGCATATTTAAATAATACAGAAGCAAAAATAGGCTACTTGATAAATTTTAATAAAGGAGAGATAATATACATAAATAAGATGACAAAAGAAATAAAAAAATTGAATTAAAAAAAATAAAAGTAAAAAACAAAGATGGTAAATATGGAGGCATTACTAAAAGAATTGGAGAAATTACCACGTGAAATTTATGATATAATTATGATTAATTATATCAATAAATGTTCATATATAGAACAAATAAGGATGATAGATATAGATATAAAAAATTACAAGTTGAAAAAAGTGGTAATGAAGAATTTAGAAAAAATGCCAATGAATTTTAATGAATTAACAAATAATATTTATAAAAAATATTTAGAGAGAAATAAAATTGAATGTAAGAATGTATATATGGTATTAATTGAAGATGCACCTTTATATGAAAATGGAATGGAAACAATTAGATTTTGGGAAAAAAGTGGAATAAATGTAAATTTTAATTGGATATTAATGGTAAATGCATCAAGAATAAATAATACAGAAATGATTAAATATTTAATAGAACGGGAACATTATGAAAGATATGAGAGTGAATTTGCATATTTTATGTTGATGTTAAATAATCAAGAAATATTAAGAATAATTGATGAAAGAGATTTAAATATAACAATTGCGAATTATTTAGTGGATGATTTATGTTCAATGGGAATGTTAGGAATGATTGAATGGATATATGAAAGAAGAGATAAATATGGATTTAATTATACAGAAAAGGCAATGGCATATGCAAGTGGGAATAATAATTTAAGCATATTAAGATGGATGAAAGATAAATTCAAAGAGGAATTAAAATATGACGATGAAAGTTTTGATGAAGCAGCATACAATGGATGTTTTGAAGTAATGGATTGGTGGATAACAAGTGGATATAAAATAAAAACATCAGATGTATTATTTACAAATTTATTTGAAGCATTTTATTTTAATATTGAAGTAATAAATTATATTAAAAACAACAATGAATATATTAAAATAAAATACGATGAAGAAATATTTGATAATGCTGTATGTGATGGGTCATTTGATATATTAGAATGGTGGCATAATTCCGGATTACAAGTAAAATATTCATCAGATATATTAGATTATATAAGTATGCCGGAAAGTGCAAATTGGCTTATTATACACAAGTATGATATAACATTTTCAGATTATGCTTTGGAGAATATTGAATCGTTGGAAATGTTGATATGGTGGTTGGAATTTATAAAAATAAATGATTTAAAAATAAAGATTAATAAAAAACGGATAATAGAAAATGCAATGAGATATGATAATGAAGAATTAATAAAATATTGTAAAGAAAATGAATTTTAAATAAGTTCATTTTCTTTTTTTTATATATTTAAAAGTAGTAATGGAACAAGAATTAATAAAAGTCATTGAATCGGCAATAGAAAATACACATAATTGGAATAGAACAAATGATAAAAATATGCGTGAATTATTTACAAAATGTGATGATAATGTTTTCAGTATAACAGGAATGTCTGGTAAAAATACAAGGATAATATATAATAATATTTGTAATAATGTAAATAATTGGTATTTAAAATATAAAAATAAACCAATAAATTATTTAGAAATCGGCGCTCACAGAGGTTCATCAACAATAGCAGCATTATATAAAAATAGTAATGTAAATGCAACAATTATTGATAATTGGTCTGAATTTGGAAATTGTCAAGCGGAATTACAGGATAATTTAAAGAAATATGCACCAGAAAATAATATACAATTAATTAATGAAAATTCTTTTGAATTAACAACTGAATTAATGTATAAACCATATCAATTATATTTGTATGATGGATGTCATAAAACACATTCACATAAAAAGGGTATAACAGATTTTGTAAAATATTTAGATGATTTAAGTGTTGTATTAGTTGATGATTATTCTTGGGCACAAGTAAAAACAGGAACATTGAATGGATTAGATGAAATAAAAACAACACACGAATTAATATATACACATATAATTGAAGATGATAATAATAAAGTTGGATTTTGGAATGGTTTAGGGATATTCATATTAAAAAAAAAATGAATATATAAAAATATCTAAAGAATATAACATTAACATAATGAATGCTATTGAACAACTGTATATCAAATATAATATTAGCAATAAAAATCAATACAGTTTGTTAAATAGTATTTGTAAAACACAATCACAAGAAGATTTTATGGTATGGATAGATTATGGGAATCATTATATATTGTTTGATAAATGTATAAACAAAAATTTATTTAATAAATTATATAAAAAATGTAATTTATCAAATCAAATAATAGATGTAATTTTAAAAGAACATTATAATAAATATCCTAATAATCAAACGAATAATACGATTAATACAATAAAAGAAGAATGTTGTATATGTTATGAAAAAAAAATATATAAAATATGGTATTTAAAATGCAAACATTCATTTCATTATGAATGTATTAATGAATGGTTAAAAATAAATAATAATTGTCCGATATGCAGGACAGAAACTAACATAAAAATTTAAAATCAAGTTAAAAATAAATAATAATTGTCCGATATGTAGGACAGAAACTAACATAAAAATTTAAAATCAAGTTAAAAAAAAATGATTTTAAATTTTTTTATTTTTATTTAAACATAATTATTTATAACTAAAAATGGATGATGAAGAAGACAATCCCAACTTTATTGTGGTTAAATCCACTTTGAATCGATTTTGTAATAATGATTTTATTAAATCCACTTTACAAGATTATTGTTTTCAAACAAACATCATTTTAAATGAAACTTACTTGTTTGTGAATCTTCATATTAATCGTATGTTAGAACATAATATTAAATCAAATTATAAAAAGTTAAATGAAACGTTTTTTAACAATGTTTTAATGGGTCTTAAATCAAATGTAAAAGATGAAACAAACCGTTTTAAACACACTGAATTAAATAATACTTATAACTTATACAAAGAATCATTACCAACGGATTTTCAACACGCAGATACAAAGAATAAATCACATTTATTAAAAGAAATGGCTTTACAATTATCTACAATTACAAAAAATCATTTGAAACTTAATTTTTATAAGCGGTTTTATAACTATTTGAAACTACAACATCCAGAAATAGATTGGAAAACACTTTATAACATTGTTAATCATATTTTAATGAACAAAACAAAATATGACGAGTCTAAAGATTTGGAAATAAAAGAACATTCATTAGTGATTCAATATAGAACCAAGTTTTTAAATAAAACCATTGATGATTTATTAATATGCGATGTATGGATAGTCTTAAAACAATTAAGAGAAATCTTGATTTTTAACGAAGCCACTTTATTAAAAGAACAAGAAATGAAAATGGAATATAAATGTAGAACACGAAACGCACGCTTGTTTTCAATGCTGCCAATAAAACAATTAAGTAATTTATCTTATATGACTGTAACAAGACAACCACTTTATTACTTGTTATCAACAAGTTTAGGAGAGGAATTTAAGACCATAGAGAATGAAAATGGACAAAACTTAACAAATGTAAATTATTTTACAGAAACCAGTTATAAACAGGTATGTAATGAATTGTTTAATATAAAGTATTATGAAACCACAAAAAAGGAATTTCATTATTTTAACACAGATGGAAAAACCGTATCAGTAGTGTTAAAACGAAGAAAAACAAAACAAGAACTAGAAGAATCAAAAAACGAAGTGAAAGAAAAAAAGAAACCAAATAAAAAACCAGTTAAAAAAGAAAAAGAATTAAATAAGAAAACCTTGGAATTGATAGGTATAGACCCAGGATTACGAATGGTTTTTGTAGGGTGTAAAAATACGATTGATATGACCACAAACAAGAATGAAATTATAAAAATGTCATCAAAACAGTATTACAATGATATAAAATCAATGCGAATGACAACGAAATTAAACAAGTTAATAGAAAGAAACAATTTAAGCAATTTGTTTTCATCAACAACACCATCAAGAAGAACGTCAAAAATAGAACAATTAAATTTGTGTATTAGAACGATTACAGAAAAACTACATAAACTGATTAGAACATTGATGGAGTCAAAAGTGAGAGAATGGAAGTTTGACAAATACAGGTATCAACAAAAAAAGATTGTAGAAATATGTAAAATGCTAAGTGGAAAGACAACACCTAAAGAAGAAAGAAATGTGATTGTAGGATGGGGAAATTGGTCAAATCCAAACAATTCAATCATAAGAGGACATAAGCGAGGTCCCGTAAAACGGATTGTAAAGGAATTAAGAAGATGGTGTAGAGTAGAAACAATAGATGAATATAACACTTCAAAAAAATGTAGTAAATGTTATAATGATACAGAAAAGATGAAATATTCAAGTCCGGAAGGAATGCGAACTGTAAATGATGTTCTTCGTTGTAAAAACGAGATGTGTAGAACATATTTTGACAGGGACATTAATGGGGCGAGAAATATGTTAAAGAAATTAAAAATAAAATTAGGAATAGAAGAGGAAGTAGCGGAATTAACGAGAACAATTGAAGTGTAGAGTGAAAACACTTTAAACCGTGGATATGGAGATGGCGTAAAGACCAGTGAGTTTTGAAAAGTCAGCACCATAGGACAGAAAACAGAAAATAAAAATGAAAAATAAAAAACAAATAAGAATATTAACAATTGTGTTAATATTCATTTATTAACAATGGATGAAATATATCGGACGAATTTCAAAGAGATATTTGAATATGAACTTGAAAATAATTTAATTGAATATGATAGTGGATATTTTAAAAATCAGTGTAATGTATTAGAATTTTTTAAAGAAGAATTTAAAAATATACAAATAAAAGAATTGATAAATGAACAAATTGAAATAGAAAAAAGAAATATTTTAATGAATAAAGATTTAAAAATTTACACAACAATATATGTATCATATGATAAAATAATTTATAAAATGAATGAAAAAATAATATATGAAGATGATATTTATATACATTTAGAATATATAAAATTAAAAAAATATAAAGATATGTTAGATATTTTAACAAAATCCAAAATAGAGAATAATATTAAAAAATTTAGAATTACATTTGAATTAGATAAAAAATATATTATTACATTTAAAACAACAAAAGAAATATTTAATGAAATTATTGAAATAGATAACGAATATGAAAAAATACAAAAAACAATGTTGAAAAAAAAAGAGTTAATAGAATCAATATTAAAATTGAGATTAGAATGTTTAATAAAAATTAGATTAATATTAAAAAATAAAATTTAAAAAAATGAATTTTAAATTTTATTTCAAAGATTTTAAAATGGATTCAATCATTACAAGTGTAAATAAAAAAGATTTAAAACCAGATATGGTTAATGTTAAACATAACAAATGCATTGAATGTAAAATTAAACAACCGAGTTTTAATTACAAAGATTTAAAACCGGAATATTGTGGAGATTGTTTAAAACCAGATATGGTTGATGTCAAAAATAAAAAATGCTTCGAATGTAAAATTAAACGACCAACATTTAATTACAAAGATTTAAAACCGGAATATTGTGGAGATTGTGTAAAACCAGATATGGTTAATGTTGTATCTAAAAAATGCATTGAATGTAAAATTAAACAATCGTATTATAATTACAAAGATTTAAAACCGGAATATTGTGGAGATTGTTTAAAACCAGATATGGTTGATGTTAAACATAAAAAATGCATTGAATGTAAAATTAAACGACCAACATTTAATTACAAAGATTTAAAACCGGAATATTGTGGAGATTGTGTAAAACCAGATATGGTTGATGTTAAACATAAAAAATGCATTGAATGTAAAATTAAACTACCGATATTTAATTACAAAGATTTAAAACCGGAATATTGTGGAGATTGTGTAAAACCAGATATGGTTAATGTTGTATCTAAAAAATGCATTGAATGTAAAATTAAACAACCAACATTTAATTACAAAGATTTAAAACCGGAATATTGTGGAGATTGTGTAAAACCAGATATGGTTAATGTTGTAAATAAAAAATGCATTGAATGTAAAATTAAACAATCGTATTATAATTACAAAGATTTAAAACCGGAATATTGTGGAGATTGTGTAAAACCAGATATGGTTAATGTTGTAAATAAAAAATGCATTGAATGTAATTTATTTTATGTTAATAAAATAACAAATTATTTATGTAGTTATTGTAATCCATTAAAATCAAAAAGAGTAAAAACAAAAGAAAATTCAATTAAAGAATTATTAACAACGAATAATATAAATTTTGTTAATAATAAACAAATATCAAATAAATGTTGTTATAAATACAGACCTGATTTTGTAATTGATTGTTTGTATTATTATTTAATAGTAGAAGTTGATGAATATGCACATGAATCATATGATAAAGAGTGTGAATTAATACGAATGAATAATATACAAATGTCGATGGGTTTACCGACAAAGTTTATTAGATATAACCCAGATAAAAAAGGGATACGAAAGAATATAAAGGAAAAAGAATTATTAAAAAGAGTAAAAGAATGGATGAAGAAAGAAATAGAAGAATTAAAGACAGAAGAAGTTATATATTTATTTTATTGAAATTGAATTTGAAACATATAATGAATTGAAAGATAAGATTGAAAAAATGAATGAGGAAGGACAAAATAAAATCGGGACGAAAAAACAAATGGAAAAATGCAAAAAAGAGAATTTTTATTTATTTTTGTAAAATAAAATGAAACATTTAAAAGAAAAGAAATTAGGATATTTTAAACATATGAAACATGCATTTAAATTAAGTATAGAGTCGTTAAAAGCGACTTTATATTTTTTTATTCATGGGATATATCCAGATGTATTTGAAACAAGAGGAAGTGAGAAAATTTTAAAAATAGTAAAAGATTTAAATATTGAATAAAATCATATGAATAATATCTGTCTCTTATACACATGTCCGAACCCACGAGACAACCAGAAATCTCGTATGCCGTCTT